GGTAGATTTTCGACATCGCGAAAGATACTTTGATTCTGACGGCCCTGGGCGGGGTTGTACGGCTTTGGAAGGAGTTGGCATGAGAAAGGCCAAGACAGCAAGCGAAAATGCAATACTGGCCTATTATCAAGCCATTACAGACGGTTCTATCACTGTCGGCGAATGGATTCGGCGTGTGTATGAGTACATCGTCCACGGCCTGGAGGAAAAGACGTTCTTTTTCGACCAGAAGAAGGCTAACGCCGCCATTGACTGGATGGAGGAGCATTGTTTCCACACCGAGGGGCCTCTGGCTCCCGGGCGGCTGAAACTGGAGCTTTGGCAGAAGGCAATGATATCCTGCATCTTTGGTCTGGTGGATGCTGATGGCCGGAGGCAGTTCCGGGAGGTGGTTTTGGTCATCGCCCGGAAGCAGGGCAAGAGCCTCCTGGGTGCTGGTATCGCAAACTATGTCTTTCGCGTTGATGGAGGCTATGGCGCAAAAGTCTATTGCATCGCCCCGAAGCTGGAACAGGCGGATATCATATACAACAACGTCTGGCAGATGATAACGCTTGATCCTGAGTGGCAGGAAGCGAAAGAGATCGCCAGTGAAAAGGATATGCACAACAAGCGGATCAATGATGATTCGATGGTTGCGCGGCATCGCCAGACGGACCTATCAATCCCCGGCACAAACAGCACGGTCAAAAAGATTGCGTTTTCCGCTAAGAAATCAGATGGTTTCAATCCGTCCCTGTCCATCTGTGATGAGATCGCGGCGTGGGAAGGGGACAAGGGCCTAAAACAATACGAAGTACTCAAGTCCGGCATGGGAGCTAGGCCGGAAGGTCTGATGCTGTCCTGCACGACATCCGGATATATCAATGACGGAATATATGACGAGTTGGTCAAGAGATCAACTCGTTTTCTTTTGGGCGATTCCAAAGAGAAGCGGCTTCTCCCATTCCTCTACATGATTGACGATGTGGACAAGTGGAACGACATCAACGAGCTGAGGAAGAGCAATCCGAACCTCGGCGTGTCCGTGTCCGTTGACTATCTGCTGGAGGAGATCGCCATTGCGGAAGGGTCCCTGTCCAAGAGGGCCGAGTTCCTAACGAAGTATTGTTGCATCAAGCAGAACTCGTCTTTGGCGTGGCTCCCGGCCCAGGTGGTGGACAAGATATATTCCCGGCCTCTGAGCCTTGAAGACTTCCGTGGGTGCTATTGCGTTGGTGGAATCGACCTATCCCGCACCACGGACCTCACAGCGGCCTGTGTCGTTATTGAGAAGGATTCCCGGCTATATGTCTTCTGCAAGTTCTGGCTTCCGTCTGAGCGCATCCAGGAGGCCATGGCGCGGGATTCCGTGCCGTATAACATCTACGCCCAGCGCGGCATCCTGGAGCCGTCCGGGGACAACTTCGTTGATTACCACGACTGTCTGAACTGGTTCAAGATGCTGGTGGAGCAATACGAGATTTTCCCGCTACAAGTCGGATATGACCGTTACAATGCTCAGTATTTGACCCAGGAGATGCAACAGTACGGTTTTCACATGGATGATGTATTCCAGGGCTTCAACCTGTCCCCGGTCATCATGGAGGCGGAAGGTCTGATGCGGGACGGGATCATCGACATCGGGGACAATGACCTTCTGAAGGTTCATCTTCTCGATTGCGCTCTGAAGAAGGACAACGAGAGCGGGAAGAGCAAGATGATAAAACTCAATCCCAACGCCCACATTGACGGAGCGGCGGCGCTCATAGACGCAATGACCGTCCGTCAGAAGTGGTTCGGCGAGATTGGGGAACAACTACAAAACGGGTGATGCAATATGTCTCTGTTTGACAAAATCTTTGGAAATAAGCCAAAGCCCAAGGGTGATTATGAGGGTGTCTTCCGAATGCTGGACGGGTACACGCCGCACTTCACCACATGGGGCGGCGGGATTTACGAATCCGAGCTGGTCCGGGCGGCGATTCACACAAGGGCAACACACATATCAAAACTGAACGTGGAGACGAAGGGCGCAGCTCGTCCCGCTCTCCAGAACAAGCTCCGGCACGGCCCGAACGAGTTCCAGACGTGGAGCCAGTTTCTTTACCGTCTGTCAACGATTCTGGATGTCCACAACACGGCCTTCATCACGCCCGTCTGGGACGAGTACGGGGAGCCTTCCGGCGTTTATGCGCCTCTGCCGTCCCGCTGTGAAATCGTCCAGTATGAGAATGTCCCGTATCTGCGATATCACTTTGGCTGGGGCCAGTATGCCGCCGTGGAGCTGTCCTATTGCGGTCTTATGACAAAACACCAGTACAAGGACGATTTTTTCGGAGAGAACAATCACGCACTATTCCCGACAATGGATCTGATTCACATCCAGAATCAGGGCATCCAGGAGGGCGTGAAGTCTGCGGCCACATATCGCTTTATGGCCCAGCTTTCCAACTTCTCCAAAGCGGAGGACCTGGCGAAAGAGCGCCAGCGGTTCACGGCTGAGAACTTCTCCCGGGATGCAAAGGGCGGCGGCTTGCTCCTGTTCCCGAACACCTACCAGAACATCAAACAGGTGGACGTGAAGCCCTGGGTGGTCGATGCCGAGCAGATGAAGATCATCAAGGAAAACGTCTACCAGTACTTCGGCGTGAACAATGACGTTCTGGAGAATAAAGCCTATGGCGATGCGTGGAGTGCCTTTTATGAGGGCGCGATTGAGCCGTTTGCCGTGCAGTTCTCCGAGGTGATGACCAAGATGCTTTTCACGTTCCGGGAGCAGACTAATGGGAACTATGTCATGGCAACGGCAAACCGCCTCCAGTACATGAGCAACAAGGACAAACTCGAACTGGCGGCGGCGATGGCTGACCGTGGGCTGATGACGAGGAACGAGCTTCGAGAGGTTTTCAACCTTACGCCGCTCCCGGATGAGATCGGGAACCAGCTTCCTGTCCGGGGCGAGTATTACAACGTGGGAGATGAGACAAATGCCGAGTAAAGATAGAGAATACCGCAACATGGAGTTGCGGATGCCGGAGGACGAAGAATCCTATTTCGTGGAGGGTTATGCCTCCACCTTTGAACCGTATGTCCTGTTTACTCAGGACGGGGTGGATTATTCTGAGCGCATCGAGCCGACAGCCTTTGATGAGGCCGATTTGTCCGATGTGGTTTTCCGGCTGGACCATTCTGGCCGGGTATATGCCCGGTCAACTGCTGGCACTGTGGAGCTGTGGCACGATGACCACGGCCTGGGCCAGCGCACAAATCTGGGAATGACGCAAGGGGCGCGGGATGTGTTTGCCGATATAAAAGCTGGCAACTATCCGAAAATGTCCTTTGCGTTTTCTGTTGCCGAGGACAGCTATGACCGCGAAACGCACACCAGAACCATCAAGCGTATTGGCAAGGTATATGACGTTTCCCCGGTCAGCTTCCCGGCGAATCCTGGGACTGAGTTGAGCGTCTCGACCCGTGACTATTTCAACGGAGTGATTGAAATGGAGAAGGCGGAGCGACTGGAAGCGGAGCGGCGCGAACGTCAGAAACAGAGAATCAAAATCCTTACGGAGGTCCTTTGAGATGGAACTGAAAGAAATGACCATCGAGGCCCTTGAGGAACGCCGTGCCGCCATTGCGGTTGAGGTCGAAGCGGAAGACGCTGACCTTGACGCTCTGGAGGCAGAGGCCCGTTCCATCAAGGAAGAGATCGAGCGCCGTAAAGCCGAAGAGACGAAGCGGGTGGAAATCCGCGAGGCCGTTGCCGCTGGCGCTGGCACGGTCATCCAGACTATTGAGAAAGAGGAGAGAAAGACCATGACTCTGACCGAGCTGCGTTCCATGCCTCAGTATGTCGAGGCTTACGCGAATTACATCAAGACGGGCGATGACCACGAGGCCCGCGCCCTCATCACCGAGAACGCCCCCGATACCGTGACCGGCTCCGGCCCCCTGCCTGTGCCCACCATCATCGAGGCTGGGGTCCGCACCGCCTGGGAGAATGACCCCATCATGTCCCGTGTGCGCCGGACGTTCGTTCGCGGCAATCTCAAGGTTGCCTTCGAGCTGTCCGCCGATCCTGCCGTGGTGCACCAGGAAGGCACCAACCAGCCGCAGGAGGAAGCTCTTGAGCTTGGCGTTGTCGAGCTGATCCCCGCCAACATCAAGAAGTGGATCACCATCACCGATGAGGCCATGGACATGGGCGGCGAGGAGTTCCTGCGCTACATCTATGATGAGATCACCTATCAGATCGTCAAGAAGGCCGCCGCTGACGGCATCGCGGACATCATCAATGCTCCCGCCGCTTCCAACGCGGGTGCTATCGGTGTCCCTGTTGTGACCGCCGCTCCGAGCGTGACCGCGATCCCCACCGCTGCCGCAAACCTGTCTGACCAGGCGACCAATGTGGTTGTCATCATGAACCGGCTCACTGAGGTTGACTTCACCGCCGCTTTTGCCGCTGGTCAGTTTGCGGTTGACCCCTATGCTGGTCTGCCCCGCGTCTACACCTCTGCGCTGAAGGCGTACAGCGCCGCCAGCTCCGGCGAGACTTACGCCATCGTGGGCGACCTGAACGGCCTCCAGTTCAACTTCCCCCGTGGGGACGATGTCGTGCTGAAGTTCGATGACCTGTCCCTCGCCGAGAAGGACCTGGTCAAGATCGTGGGCCGTCAGTATAGCGCTCACGGCGTTACCGCTCCCGGTCGCTTCGTGAAGCTGGCGAAGGCCTGATGAAGGTTACGCTGGTCCGGGACGCAAGGATCAAGCACAAGGCCGGGGAAACCGTTGAGGTTACCCCGGCAGAGGCTAACTACCTGCTGTCTGTGGGTTCGGCGGTTATGCCTGAGCCGGAGAAGAAGAAAACCGCCAAGAAGTAACAGGAAGGAGGGTCGATGATGCTTGAAAAAGTGAAGGCGGCGTTGCGGATCACATCAACGGCGTTTGACGCTGACCTGATGCAGCTCATCCATGCGGCGTTGCTTGACCTTGGGATCGCCGGGGTCACCAAAGAGACCGCCGAAGTGGAGCCGGATGCCGTCACCGACCCGCTTGTCATTCGGGCCGTCATTACTTATTGCGGCATGAACCGCATTAATATTGACGAAGCCCAGAGAACATGGTTGAAGGCGAGTTATGACGAGCAGAAGGCCCAGCTTGCCACGGCAACGGGGTACACGGATTGGCTGGTGACGGCTGATGCGTGACGATGGTCTTCTGACGTTCTACTCGCTGGAAAACACCTCTCTGCCGGGACGGATGCCAGTTGAAAAGCTGGTATCCGTTTCTACGGCTTATTACAGCCGGAGAACGGTGGGTATGAACCGCCTATATGCGGCGGCGGGAGCGAACCGTGACATTGACGTTCTGGTCCGTTGCCACAATACTCCCACGGTCCCGGAGGGCGGTAAATACGTCATCCTTGAGGATGGGAAGCAGTACCGCATAGATGCCGCACAGGAGATCGTGGAGCGGGATGCCGTTGACCTGACACTTGTGAGACTGGAGGAGTTCTATGACGTTGCAGACGAAACTTGAACGCATCGGGAACGCCCTGGTCAATGGCCTTGACAGCAATGTCTATCACTACTGGCGGCCGAAGATGCAAGCCCCCTTCTGCGTGTGGGCGGAGGACGGAGAATCCACCGCTTTTGACGCTGATAACCAGAAGGCGGAACAGGCCATCGGCGGATATGTGGACTACTACACCAAAACGGAGTATGACCCGGCCCTTGATGCTGTGCAGGATGTGCTTTCCGGGCTGGCGGCTGAAATGCCGTTTGGCTGGCGGCTTGATTCCGTACAGTATGAGGAAGAAACGAACCTTATCCACTATCAATGGGTTTGGAGTGTTGCGTGATGGCGAAAATGACCATCGGCAAAGGTCTGGACGAGTATCTTTCCAAGATCGGGAACCTTGAACACATGTCCCCGAAAATCATCGGCTTTGCCACTTATGAGGGGGCGAAGGTCGTTGCCGACCAGATCAGGTCGAACATCGAAGCGTTGCCGACCTCCACATCTGGAGGCGGCGGCAGACGGAACCCGACACAGGTCGAGAAGGCGGGGCTTCTGGAAGGACTTGGTGTTGCAAAGCATCAGGTTGATGGGAGCTTCTACAACGTCAAAATCGGCATGGATGGGTATAACGCCCATGTAACGGAAAGATATCCGCAAGGCCATCCAAACGCAATGGTGGCAAGGTCCATCGAGGCCGGGACATCATTCATGAACCGAATCCCGTTCATTTCCCGGGCCGTTAGCTCGACAAGAGCGGCGGCGGAGGAGGCCATGCGGGAAGAGGTAGACAAACAAATCAGAGAAACGATGGGAGAGGGCTGACCTCTCCCGATTTTTACAGGAGGTAAAACATGGCGAACGGTAAAGTTTGCACTGGTTTTTCCATGCCCTTCGTTGCGCTCTATGCTGAGAGCGCCGGGGTGGTGACCTATTCGGGCGGCATCCCGCTGGCCCGTGGCGTGAGCGTGTCCATGAGCGTTGACGGTTCCTCCGACAACGACTTCTATGCTGACAACGTGATCGCCGAGACTGACAATCAGGCTTTTGTGTCCGGCACTGTCACCCTGACCGTGGACGGCCTCAAAGCGGCTGCGCGGAAGCTCATCAGCGGCGTGACGGCCACCAAGACCGCCGGACAGGTGGAGTTTGATGTCTACGATGACACCATGACCGTCCCTTATGTGGGGATCGGCTTTATTGCCCGTTACATGGAGAACGGCGTGACCACTTACGCCCCCATTGTGCTGACAAAGTGCAAGTTCTCCCCGGAGGGTCTTGAAGCGGCCACCCAGGAAGAGGAGATCGACTGGCAGACCACGGAGCTGGAGGCTACCATCTATCGTGATGATTCCACCAACCATGCGTGGAAGATGATCGGTGCGGACCAGACCACCGAGGCGGCGGCTCTTACTGCAATCCAGGCGGT